AGGTATTTGTCTGACGATGTGTTTCATCCAACTTTCAGCAGCTGTTTTCGGATCAGTTCTATTCAGGCCAGGAAACATCTTTTCATAAATTGGCCACATCTGCAATATTCCAATGGCCATCGGCGTTTTCTTATTCTTACTAAATTTTCTGTCTCCTCTGGCATTGGGATTATATCCTGATTCCATGCAGGCAGCTGCCAAAATCATTCCTCTCATACCAGGTGGCGGATTAAAAGATTTTTCAACTTCAATCAATTTATCTAGCAAGGCATAATCAATCTTATTTGGATTAATACCACGACAGTTAAAAACCGCTTGATATAATAATTCTTTGTAAGTAACGGGATCATTAACTTTATAAGAAAGGTCTGCTGGCTGTGCGAACTCTAACTCAACAGCCGGCTCCGCGGTACCCGGGGTATCATGAAAGCCTGTCGGCATTGCCGACAAGGCAGCTAATGTAATAGCGATAATAAAATGCACTTTAATTTTTCTCCTTATTCTTCTCGTATGCTTCGGCGGCGTAGGGCCATAAAATTTTGGTTATTTTTAGCATACCTTCAGCTAGTTGCTGAATTTCCCATTGCGCGCCCTTGTGACTTCTTAAGTCTATAAATTTAAATAGGTTATTCAAATTACAAGTGCCATAATATTCTGTATACATATTTTGTGGTAATACACCACGAGCCTGTTCGCGACATACGCCGGCATCTAATAAACAATCGTATAATTTTAAAGAATCTTTATGCCATGTCTTTATTATTTTTGATGCGCTGCCAAAATACTCACCTTGAAAATCTCCCATACCTAGCTTAACCTCAATCTTAGGATTAATTAAATCCTTTGTACTAGCTTGTCTGTTAGAAGTGTGTTGAGTTCTAAATTTCTTTGGTTCATAAAATTTTACATCAAAATCAGTGTATCTACGACTAATTTCATTATAAGACCACGTTCTATGCCGATGGTGTTGGCTTCTTACAAATAAAGGTACATTAATTCTAAATGTAACTACATTATGTTCAAATGTTGAGGTATGCCTATGTTTAATGAGATATTTAATAAGTTTTTTATCCTTATTGTCTAACTCACTTTTATGTTTTCCGAAAGAAACACGGGCGCTGTTAACTATAGTTAAGTCAGAACCCATATAATCTACAAGCTCAACAAAACCTATGTTATCATTATATAATTCAATTTTATCAGCCATCATCCTCACTCAAACAGCCAACAACGTGGCTTTCAAGAACTAAATGGTATGTCTCGCCATCGTATGTACAAGACTCAATAACATGACTAGGTACAACAATATTTAATCCTTGCCACAAGCTCATTTCAGATCCCCGTGATGCTCGAATTAATTTTGCTGCCGAGAAAGGCGATTCATTTAATATAACATTTTCGGGCAAAAGGATTGTAGAGCTTAACTCTTCTTTGGTTTCTACCTCTAATGGTTCTACAACCAAATATTTATTTACAGGGATAAGCATATTAGCCTCCTAAGAAATTCTTGTTTAAGCCGTTGAAGTACTCAGTAAACTGATCGATATCGTCGCCTTTCCTTAGCATGCGATAGGCGCGAACAGCTTGTCGCATTTCATCTTTAGAAAGCCAGCCGTTATGAGCATAGTTCTTTCTCAAATCTCTTTTATGCTCCTTATACGGCTCCATCTCGTCTTCAATAGCCTTTAGGGCCTTAATATACTCAACAACATAATCTTCTTTACTATCGCTCACAATAACCTCCTTATAAGCAACAATGATATTATAGTAACATAAATGATATAATCAATTAAACAATTTCACACGAGCCGCCCGAACAAGCTAGTTCGCCCGTGAGGTTGGTTTCATCATCTAGTTCAATAACTTTTGTTAAATTGATGTCTTTCAGCGCTTCCAAAAGTACTTGATATTTTTCCGGAGAACAATCTTCAAAAGGGGCTTGTTTATATGTATGTTCAGAATATGGAAGAACAGATAGACCATTATAGCAATCTCGATTCTCCCACATCCAGTCACCCACATCTGTCCATTCATCTGGACGAATTGAAATTGTTGCTGACACATTATGTGTATTTTGGCCACGTTGGTGTCCAGGGCGGACCCACTCTTCAGATACTTTCTTTACTCTTTTGAGAAGCTGCAAAGCACTTTCGGTACGTATAATCGCACTTTCTGGCGCTTTTTGTGGTACACTAATCACTGCAGTATCATGTGGCCTAAAATATTCATCTTCAATTAATTCTGGGTGGTGAATAAGAAGATGAGTATAAATAGCCTCATTTTTACCCACGCGTAGGCGTCGAATATAATGATTATTGTGCCATGCATGAATCCCACTTGAGGTACCTAGAGCCAAAGAAGTAGTTCCGGCCGGCTTAACACACGTGGTTCGCGCTGCTGGTCTAATACCAATTTGTGATGCGACGCGTCTATTTTCTCGCTTGACAATTAAGGAGGCCGCTTTCATATCTAATTCTAAGACTCTTCCTGAAGCGATACCAGTCATAGATACACCGATTAATGCATCTTTTTCTGTGTTTCTACGCCATACTTCACGTAAATAATGAAAGTCTGTGTATCCAGCCTGTAGAGTAGCAATAAGAGTAGCTGCTCTTATACGATTTTCATATTCTTCTTGCGTTTTTAAATCAGACGCATTTACTTCGACAAGATTACAAAATTGATAAGGTTTTAGGGCGATTTCACAACATGGATTTGTACCCCAATCTTTATCATTTGTAAAATAAAAGCCTGGTTCTCCAGATCCAGAAGCCTTAACCCGCTCCCAAAGATCTGTAAAATATTCTCTCGTGATACGGTGGCGCATCAATACTACTGAATTGTTAGATCTTCCTCGTTGTGAGTTGGTTTCCCACCAATTTCCTGTTTTTGCGGCGAGCATTTCTTCATCGTCCGCTGAAAAAAGCGAAATAAGAGCAGCGCGGCGAATCCCGCCAGCGAGAACGGCATCAGCAATATGACAAATAATATCGTGGATTTCAATGGGCTCAAGTTTATCTCCATTCTCTTTTTCTTCCAAAATACCCTGTACTTTAACAAGACATTCTTTTAAAGGCTGAGGGCCCGGGGCCTTGCCTCCACTAGTAAGTAGTCTTGCGCCCTTCGGACGAATATCTGAAAAATCAAATCTAAGCTTTGAACCCCCCTTGAAATACGAATTAATTAAAGCTTTGATTGCGTCTGACCAGCCCTCGATCGAATCAGCGATAAGAAATCTTCGCGTACGTTTTGTGTTTGGTTTTTGAATTTCGGGAAGTTTATCCACATGATGTTTCTGAACCGAATATCCGACACCAGTTCCACCAAGTAAGAGAAACATGCATTCGCTGAAAGAAGCAAGATGATCGATAGGCATAAAAGCGCAGTTGTAAATCCGGTTAGGAGCCACTTCAATTGGCTTACCCCCGAATTGCATAGATCGCATAGATGGTAATACTTTTTTATCATAAACATATATATAAGCCTCCTCAATTTCATCTTTAAGATCGGGGTACTTTTTCAAATGCATTCTTTTATTTCGGCTAACTAGCTCTTTCCAGGTTTCTCTTCTTTCCTTTTTAGGAATGTAGCGTGCGTACTTCATATGTACTGTGATGTCTGATAAAATCTTGCTAGGTAGCTCCATTACTGCTCTCCTGTCTTGCTTTTTTAAAACTTTTGTATTTCTCTCTTAATTCTTTTGCCAAATCTTGTGGTGATGAACTAAATTTAATTTCTGCAGAATCTATGGGCTCCAGAACCTTCAAAGAAACGGTCGCCGTATCCACAAACATGGGGAAGACCAATCCATCAGGCCCATTGCGATTTTTTGCAATATACATTCTCGCAGTATTTGCGTTTTTGTCTTTTACTGTTCTTGATATTGAACAAATAAAATCAGCCACAAAACACTTATTAAACGCCTCTGAAATAGATTCCATTGTTACAACCTCTGCGTTCAATCCAGACCTGTTTGTCTGTGATGCTGTCCATAACGGGCAATCAAACTCTTGGCCGATAGCTCGCAGGTTTTCATAAATAGACTCTAACTCATTCCTTTTTTCCTTATAAAAAGTAGGCGGCCGAAGTAAATCAGCGTAATCTACTATAATCATATCGATTTTATGATTTCTTTTTTTTAACTTTTCTAGGTGAGAACGAATATTGTTGGGTGTAGCAGATTTTGTTGGATATTCCTTAACAATCAAAGAACCCGGTAAGTCGCTAATTGCCTCCAATACTTCATCTTTGCGGTGGAAGAGAGTTGATAGTGGTATCTGGCTTAAGCAGCTATCGTATCTTTGGCCAACAACACCTTCTCCCAACTCCAAAGTATAATGTACAATATTTTTACCTTCTTTTAGAGCAGCTGCGCCGAGATGTACTAACGCCATAGACTTACCTGCACCGGTAGGAGCGATTATTACTCCAAGTTCTCCCTTGCCCAGGCCCCTATTAGTCAATTTATCAATTTTTGGCCAACCAGTAGAAACAGGATTTCGATTTTTAAATTCGTATCTTAGCTCAAAATCTTTAATAAAATCATGACCAAAGTTGTTATCCATGCCCAACTTTAATGCTTCGTCAATTACTCCTTTAATCTCGTCATAGGAAGAACTATGAATAAGGTTAACTGATTTCATCAAAGCCTCTTTCAGCTTCTGCTTTTTACAAAAATCTAAAGCAGTTTCCTTAATGTATTTTTCATCTTGAATTTTCCTAATCAAAATTCTAGAAAAATAATCACGTACTTGTTTTTGCAATGCATCTGACTCGTAGTCCATCTCCGTACGAAGGATAGACGACATAATCTTTTGTGTTGGATGCACGCCATACTTTTTACGATAATCAAAAATTTTCGAAGAAAATACCCGAAGATATTTTAATTCAAAAAAACTATTATCCAACACTTCTTCGAGCTGATCGGCAAAAGGTCGATCTTCAAGAATTAAATGTACAAGCGTTTCTTGAAACTGTTTTCCATATTTTGAAAAACTGATATTATCTGTCATTTTTACCTCATAGCCATAATATAGAAACCAAACTACTTTGCATCCACACACATTTTATTAAAATGTGAAAATAATTCTACAAAATTGATTTCTCCGAAACCATCTTGGAACATCATCTTAATTACTTCTGTTTTATTAAATGACATGTCTGGACTATCGATAACTTGACGAATATGCTTTTTTGACTCGATGGAAAGCATAGGGGCGTATAGCTGCATCATTTGATAATTTCGTCGTAGAATATCTTCTTTTTCTATAACCTTTTCATATGCTTTCACTCTTGATTCTGGCATCATTGTACGACAATATTCCAACAGCTTTGTAAATGTTACCTGTTCTTGTTCTTTAAAAAATGGAAATCTTTTTGATACAGTTTTTAAGCCGACTCCGCCAATACCATCCAAATTATCTGATTTGTCACCGGCCATGGCGCGGGCCATGGCAAAGTTATTTGGATGAATGTCAAAGCGCTCAATTAAATTAATTTTATTAATAAATTCTTTTTGTACCGGACGATGCAAGATTGTATTTTTATCTAACAACTGATAGAAATCTTTATCGCTTGAAACAATAATTTTCTGCCAATCTTCAAGACTCGGTACTTGTGTTAGATATGCAATTATATCATCGGCTTCCGTGCCTTTAAACATAAATTGCATAACTGGCATAGAATTAAAATATTCAATAAGACGACTTTGCTGCCAGATCTTATTGTCGACTTCTTCCTGCTCACTCATGTTACGAATATCGCGATTTAGACGAATTGGTTTTCTTCCGTCTTTATAATCCTTCTTCAAAAGCTTTCGTTTTTTCGAACCACCTTCTCCATCCCAACAAATAATAATTTTATCCGGTTTAGTTTCCCGGGCAATTTTCTGAATCGATTGTACACAGCCCTTTAGAGCACCAATTGGTTGTCCATTAACTGACAAGCTTGGATTAACAATATAATTCCGAAAAAATAAATTAAGTTGGTCAATAATAACCAAACGTTTAGACAAAATACACCTCTTATTATCTATACACGCGACTTGAAACTTTATTTACTTTTTTAACTAGAAAAGAATAAACACCATCAATACGACGGGACTCAAGCGACATACGTCTTACGTGTTCGCCTATTGTAGGCTCAAGTAAAAAGAATTTAACCTTTAAAAGAGTTCTTTCAACTGTTGTTGATACTGGCTTGGCCGGTTCTTGTACATTAACAACAGTTATTCCACAAACACCGCGTAAATTATCAGTTACAACAGTTAAATTTCTACTTCTATCAGATCGAAGTATAACCTCTGCTTCATAAAGAATTTCCTTAAAAACTTCTGAAACAACAGATTTAAGAGATTTCATATTTAGCCCTCTTTTCTAATAATATAATTAGTTACAACTTATACATTTCGATCTGATCAATGTTAGTCGTATAATAAACTCTTTTAATCCCCACATGTTTAAGCGCCGCGTGGCACATTGAACATGGCTTACTAAGGCGATATTCGCCTATTTTATTAATTCTACAAACATATACATCTGCGCCAGCTGTAACACTGCGTGACAATCCTAAAATACATCCCAATTCAGCATGCAAAGTAGCGTGGCCACGTCCTGAAAGTCTAAATCTGTTGCCAAAAGAATTATAATTACCCTTGTTGCAAGAGATATTGATAACTGAACCGCCTTTCACCAAGAGAGCACCATGACGAAGTTTTCCGTAAGGGCTACTGCTAGCTGCATTGCGAGCTAGACCAAAGTACCTTTTCGTCTTATTGGATGTTTGTACTGTGGTGCCTTTAACCTTTGTACGATTTTTAAACATTCTTATACCTCCGACAGTTTAGAATATAGAAACCGCTATTTTAAAGTAAAATTAATGCACGCGGGGCTTCGTACGATGGTGTCTCTTGTGGTGGCGTCTCTTATGAGCGTGCTTCTTATGAGCATGCTTCTTATGATGGTTCGTCTTGTGATGATACACCTTATGATGGTTCGTCTTGTGATGGTTCGTCTTATGATGGTTCGCCTTATGGTGTCCCCCATAATGGTGATTATTCTGTGTATGAACCACAACCCTCGGCCTGACTACTACTCTCCTGCGATGTTGATTATGATTGTGATGCACCCGAACTCTGTGGTGGGGGTACCACGAATTATTTAAAGTGTGGTGATTGTGGTTATGATTATAGCGATTATAGTTATTAATACGTCGTTTATTATAAAAAACCAAAGTAGCGATACAGACATTTAAAGAATAATCTGGCGCCATAGTAAAATGATATCTTGGCAAAAGCCACCGGTCATTGTCTGTTGTTAATGTTTCATTTCTAATATATGTTTGACTACGAAGAATACAGGCCTCCATATCAAATATATATCTTTCAAAATTAACGCGTGAGCCATCGATGATCCTCTGACCATGGAAGCGATAACTGGAATTATAAGTTTCTAAATGATAAGTACTATCAGCAATTACTGGTGCATGGACTCCCATAAGCACGGTTGTTAGCAAAATTAAGCTATTCATTTTGTATCTCCTTCAATGTTGTAATAATCTTTTGCGCTTCCTTCTTTCTTCTCGAAACGCATAATCACCTCTTCATCCATAATTTCAAATACTCTATTACGGAATTTTTCATCAGCAATTTTTTCTTTCCATTTGGATGCTTGAAACTTCTCTTCTTTCCCATCTTTATAAACTATACTATACCAGGCACCAGCTTGTTTAAGATTTTTTGATCCTTTGATAGCTTCAAGCCAGCTCTCCTCGTCCTGGACACCCACAGAAGGGCCCCAGAGGATCTTAAAGGTACATTGCCTACCCTCGGTGCCAAAGCGGCTTTTTTTAAGCGTTGCCTTGACCTCACAGCCGATTCTAAATCCATTTTCATCTTGAATAAAAGCCGCCTTTGCTTTGCGCTTTGTTAGCCAGATTCTAAGTGAATAAGCATAATGCATTGCTTTCCCCCCAGGTGTAACGTAGGGGGTAGTCATAGCTTCTGCTATATTGTTGGTAATATTAGTTTTTAGCTGGTTTAAAACCAAAAATGTTGATTCTGCATTAGCAATTGGTACCGTAAGTTTAGCCATGCCTTTGGCTAAAATTCTTGGTTTAACAGCCATTGATGATTGTGGGTTGAAGTCACCTTCAATATCACTAATTGCTGGTGTTAAAGCAAGACTATCCCAAATGAATAGCATTCTATTATCATTAGAACCAAGCAGTTCTTCAATTGTTTCAAGCACGAATTCAACGCTTTGCGCTTGCACGTAAAGCAAAGTATCTAAATTACAGCCAGCATTTTCTAGAAAGCTCGGATCAATTGCTGATTCTGAATCAAAATAAATCACATCAATTCCCATTTTTTGGGCGTTAGCTGCAACTTGAGCTGCCATATAAGACTTACCTGAGCCTTCAAGGCCAGCTATTTCAATAACCTTGCCAACCGGAATTCCAGCTAATTGACCGCGACAAATAACACTATCAAGCCAACGAGATCCAGTAGGAATCCAAGCTTTAACCTGAGTTGGGTTATCCTTGTTTAAATTATGCGCAACTTCCATTCCTGCTTTCTTGTTGATGAGATTCCTCATCTCATCTAAATTCAATCGTCCGAGTTTATTTGCTCTTCTTGCCATGTTTCCTCTTTTGCTTCTAATTCAGCTGTTAATGATTCATAAACAGGAATTTTTAAAGTTTCATCTGGATCCCAATCCTGGATGTCGTCCGAGTTATAATCAATTAAAGTTGAGCCTCCATCGCGGTGGTGGGGTCTCATATCATAATGTGAAATTTTATCTGCTAATGGAAGCAGTATCTCTCGTGTTTCGCGTAATTTTGAATCTAGTTCTTCTATAGAGCGAATAGTTTTTATTCTTTTGTTTTCAATAATGGCGCCTACTGATACACCTAAAAAAAACAAAGATAAAGCTAAAGAGACTCCAATGATAACTTCCATATACTATAAATAGTATAAAATTTATAAAGAGACACCTGTAACCCCGTGCCTCCCTGCGGGTTTAGCCAGCACTGACTAAAATAAAAGCTAAGTACCCAATAGGGATTCAAAAGCCTTATCCACCGTGTTGGTGGCGGATGTATTATTATACTTAGATGTTTCAGTAGAAACTTCTTCTACATCATCCTCACCAAGCAGAAATTCGTCAAGCATACCTTGAACCTCAGTGGCCGTCTTTCGTGCTGATTCAAAAACAACATCGAAATCAGGGATCTGATCGAGATAAGTGTGAATCTCGCCCTCAGTCTCGGCCATTGCGGAGGGGCGCCGTCGAGGGGTGATATTAGTCTGGGGGAATTGTGCCCCAGCAGGCTTACCATAATGAATAGTTAAGTCTGTGCCTTCATTGACATCTGTGATATCACCATACTCTGGATTGAGAACGAGATTCAGCAACTCTTTATAAGCAGTCTTTCCGAAGCCCCATAGTCGTACGCCTTGGTCCTCTTCACCACGTACCAGGACCGGGGAGAAGAAGCGCTGACGAGCCGATAGGTTCTTCGCCATCTTAATGCTATCTTCGCTGCCTTCCTTATATAGCTGGCGAACAAAATCATCAAGCGGATCGTCTTCGCCGAAGTTCTTCTTTGGGCTCAAAAAGCCCGGGTTCTTACCCAGGTTATAATGAAACCAGCGCTCCTTAAACGGATCGCCATCGGCGGTAGGTAGGATACGGATCACGGTCTCGCCATCCTCCGGTCGCCAAAAAACACTCTTATTACCGCGATTTTCCAAGGCATCGCGCTTCGCCTTCATCTTTTCTAGGTCAATACCCATTTGCAAACTCCTTTTTGCGTTTAGCTATAGTGCAGATAGTCAATATCCCATCTGCCTCAATAAATATAATAAGAACAGTATACTAAAAGTTAAGAAATAATTTCTCTTTGTACAAGACTCGCGTAATGAACAGTATATACATAATTTTCATTATGTTCTGTAGAATATATCGCGTATGAAGATCTTACATTATCCTCTGCATGAGATTTAACTTGATTTGTAATTTTCTTAAACAAATTAGATTCTGACTCCAATGATTTTTTATTTATCGCATAATAATATAATTTCTCTCTTGGAGATTGTAAATCAAAAAATAATTTTTCTTCTCCAGAGTCTAAATCTAATACACCAAGAGTAGCAATGCGAACAGTATCCACAATGGAAGAAAAAGTTGTCATTTCTGGCTCTGTGTTATCAAATACATTGATCATGTGTATCGTGTATACGATCGTATCGTTAACCGCATCCCAATAATTTTTGATGGATACCTCGCCAATAGCATTATCAACTTTAACGTTATCGACAATATAAATCTTCTCTAAAAGCGCCGATCTGGCGTATTGCTGCAAAACACCAAAAACAACTCGTTCTCGTTTTTGAGCGGTTTCGGTTAATACATCTAAATCAGGTCTAATATACAGAACATATAAAGGCAAATGTTTTAATTGATCAAGTATTCTTAAAACAATGCCAGATATAGCGCCGCTGCCGCCGACTATCAAACATGTCGGCCCAGAAATTTTAGAGAAATCAAGAGGAGTATATTTATCTTCGTAGGCCTCTATTGAAACCTGAAAATCTACTTTAATAAAATTTTTATATTTTCTTGAGGCACTATCAACATAATGTATATTGTACTGAGGATATTTTTCGAACTTCTCAGCAATATTACAGCCTGTGTTGCCTAGGCCGATTATTGTTTCCATTTAAGCCTCAAGCTGGTGCTGGCGTCGGTATCCCTTGGCGCTCATCACTCATTCCGCCGCGGCCCTTGAACATTTGTAACACAGGCCTAAGCGTTTTTACAACAAACTTAACGCCCTTGACTAGAGCAGTAAGCCATTGCCAAAATTTACTGGCTCCCATAGTATACACGGCAGCCGCGGCCCCGGCGACCTTCTCAGCCGTCTTTCTGGCAAGTTTAAAAGCCGCATCTTTTGCAAACTTTTTGGCCAGCGTAAAGATGCAAGCTTTTACAACATCTTTTGCAACCTCTGCAGCAGAGTCGGCGGCGTCTGGTATGTAATCTGATGGCTTTGTTTCCTCTTCTTCCTCATCACCACAACCCAGGAGATCTTGAACATACGCCGCAATTTTACTCCAAACAAAAGAAAGTCCAACGCTCGTCGCCACCAAAGCAAGAGCTTTCTTCCAGCCGTCGAGGCTCTCTACGGTCGCCATGGCCTGACCAATTTTTTCCTTTATTGAGCTGGCCCATTCAACTAGTTTTTGAACTAGTACATTTTGAAAGCCGCTAGCTTTTGTAATAATACTATTAAGAAATTGTAATACTCGGTTTTTAATACCCATACCTTTCCGTTTTATAGATCTGGTAAACGTACGTAGAGCAATGGGATCGCTAGTAGCGCGATACAACATTCTAAGAGTTTCGGGATAGCTAGCAATCTTTTCTTTAGTGCCCTCCCACCAGTCTCGAAGGGCGCCTTCGTCCAAAATATCCTTGCCATGTGGCGCAGCCGAGCCAAACCACCACTGTTCATACAATTGTTGTTCTTTGAGGATCTCTTCTGTAATAATAGGAGAATAGGGGTAAGACTCAACCAGAGGAATCTGTATTCCTAATACTTCTGTGATATATTCAGGATTCGAAAGCCTACTGGTCCTCCATTGTTCCAAATCCTGGAAAGATCGCCAATTCTCCATTATGAGTTTCATATTATTCATCTTAAACTAAGATTATTCGTGATCTGGTCACTTTTCAGTTACTTGCTGTTCTTGTACGGGCTCTTCCTCTTGAGGAACACCGCCCATTCTTGCTTGTTGGGTCTTTATCCTACCGACATCTGAAGCGATATCCACACCAAGTATATTGGCCATTTCACTAAGAAACTCATGTTTTGCAACATCATCGCCGCCGTCCTTGAGGGCTGTGATGGCATCGACCGCTATCTTCGAGGCCTTTATTCTTTTCATAGCCTGAATGGCCAAGCTCTTTGAAGAAGTAATTTCTTCATTTTCTTTTAAAGACTTTAGCTCTTCAAGCACGAGTCCTCTAATAGTATGTTTTGTAATTTTCATGGTGTTCTCCCTATCCTAATTAGTACCTAAAACTTTAACTTGCCCATATTGCCGTAATCTCTTCCAGCTCTCACATTAACTTTAAAATTTCCTAATTTTGTTTCTGAAAAAAGATCCATAATTTTGATCAAAAGATCTCGATCCTCATCACAAAAATCAATAATAACGCTATCATGCACACAAAAAGCCACATGAGATTTTCTTTCTTTTAAAAGTTTATTAATTTCAACTACTTGTTTCAAAAAAAGATCGCTCGTGGTACTTTGTATTAAATAGTTTAAAGCTTTATCCTCTGATACTTCAATACTTCGATCAAAAGGTGTATTAACTACACCATTTATGTAATATTTTTTTAGAGCAGATTCTTTATCTAGATATACTGCCAATTTTTTATTCTTAGCTTTAGGGTTATATAACCAAGCAAAAACCTTTTTTTTAGTTTCATCTCGATCATATTTTGAATTAAAAATATTTTCGCTGATCCAAGAATGTATATCTTCTTCAGGTTGTTCCTTCCCCAATAAATTAAATAAGGTACGAAGTTCCGCTGCGTTAAAATCTAATTCAACAAACCAATCATTATTCGGTACCAAAATATTACGAAATTCTTTGTTTAGCGTCAAAATTGGAAAACTATTACTTTTCGTGGTCAAACGACCAGTAACACTACCCCAAACATTATAAAAGATATTATTGCATCCTTTATCAATTTTAAATTTTAAGTTTCTAGCACGAATATTTGCAATATTGAGTCTTTCTGGAATAATATTTAATGGTGTGGCCTCGATATCATTAAGCAATGATAGCACATCAACCATGAAATCATAATTTTTAGGTTTTTTGTAGTGTTCCAAGACATATTTGGTAATTTTATTTTTAATGCGACAATATTCTATGAGATGACGCTTCGGTATGAGATCGTAAAAACAATTATCATTTAAATTAATTTTAGCCTCTTTTAAGGAGACCATAAACGCCTTGCTTTTACTATAAATTTTTTGCCATTCGTCTTTTATACCTTCTGGGCATGCATCTGCAAGATTTTTTCCACCACACCAAACCTGCGCATATTCAATATTTTTTGAATCTACATGAGTGGTATAATTCCAAGTTTCGGAGAGTTCTAGAGAATTTGAATAATGATATAAATCGTCATCAACAAATATAGCATAACATTCTTTTTTATTATCTAAAGTTTGGAATAACAATCTAACCTCTAATAGCCACCGCCCATACCCCCAGAACCTCCACCATTAGGTGAAGTTGCAGCACCAGCAGATGGCGCTGTTGTTCCTTCGGTTGCAGTTGAGTCTCTAAAAGAAGATAATAACGAACTCTTATCATGTCTAGTCAAAGAACCAAAAAATCCTCTTTTAGACTGTTTTCTAAGAAAGCGATCCATTAAGTCTGTATATATGACATCCTGGGCGCGCTCAAAATTAAAAGTTCTATAAATGTTATAATATTTTGGAATTTCTGCACTTATCTGGTTTTTTGTCATCATAAGACCCATTTCTATAGATTTAATATGAAAATAAAATCTCAACCAATAAAGATTATTATATTGTTCAAAATACAAACTATTTGGATCCAATTTTCCTTTCTTAAATGCCTTTAACGCTTTTCTAGTATACCATTTATTTCTGGTTCCTACAAGTCTTTTACCCTTACGCATGGGAATTGTAGGTCGATCGATTGTGGGCTTGAATTGAACATAAGCATTATAAAAGCCAGCAATATGATGTCTTAAAAGAAATATATCTTCGCGATGTGCTTTATAATATGAAACATCAAAAAAATTCTTATACGTGTAATTATCTCCATAAAGCAGAGTCGTTTTTATTTTTTCTAATATTTTAGGATGGCTAAGATCAGCTGTAAGCCGCCATGGAATATTTTTATCTATCATTAGTCCATGCATTTTTGCCGCATGTCTAAAAAATTCAAATTTTGTATCAAGAAGAAAATCTGTAAATTTGATTGAATCATCGTCATATTCACCTCTTGAAATTTCCACGGTAATTCCATTAACCCATGATGGAGTTTTTTTTGAAAGAAGAAAACTACTGAAAGTTATTGGAAATCGTGGCCCAATAACTTTTATAAACTCAACAAATTCCAACAAAAAATGATCAAAATTTAAAATATTTGAATGTTTATTTTTCAAAAATTCTTCAGTAAAAACTTTATACAAATTTTGAATATGGCTATGATACATATTTCTAATAGATTGCCATCCTTGTACTACGTTGATAGGAAAAATACCTGTTGGGCTTTTATCAAAAATATCACCAGCTTGATACAAATATTTATCACAGTATGAAGCAAACTCTTCAAATACATCAACAAAAAATCCCATCGCATAAGCCTCGGTCTGTGTCGATTTAAACTGTTTTAAATTTTTTTCAGAAGGATAAATAGCAAAACCCTTAGCATCCATTTTTGCATATTGTATATCATTGTTCCAAAAATCGACCATTCCACTTTCTGTTTTTTGTAATTGGTCTAAAGCGCCTTCTCTATAATATAATCTTTCTTCAAAAAGTTCGCTCGCAGTCGACGAATTATTGCCGTATGGAACATCCACGTACGCAGTGTGGGGGGAAGCATTTTTCCACTCCAAAAGAGGATCTTTTCTTGGATCGAAATCTGGATCGAAATCAGGCGTTGTATGTTTATTTTTATTCATAATATATTATTTTGCTTACATCGCTCCAAACTTTCCCTTCATCGTGACGAGATTGCCTAAGCCTAGATTCTTCATCTGTTCAGCGCTGGCAGGCACGGGCTTGAAAGGTTCTTTTGCATTTTGGCGCTGGAAATCGTTGCCACTGCCCATAAATATACCGGTAAGAGTAGTTACAAACTCCGAAGTGGTAAATTTATAATTTATTTTATTCGTTTGGTAGTACCCACCTATACCTAACAGATTAGCAGCATTAGTTTGCATAGAAGAACCGTCACCTAAGCCTAGGGCACGAGCATCCAAATAAAATAGATGACCAATTCTAAAAAATGTGTTGCCTAGCATATCGATATTAATATCGTAACGCGCACCGCCTGATATATCTGTACCAATCTGTCCATCACCAAATGTTTTAGCTTCGGCGAGATGTGGCTGTGAATTTGCACTGAATGTTGCATTTAATATTATACCATCTGGACGTCCCAAGTGAAGATGATATATGCCTTTTCCTTGGTCTGATAGTCTGTTTCCAGTCAGAAGGCTAGGAACGTATGTTGGAACATATATTAACATATATTCTTGTGTATTTGGAGTGCTAAAAGCTGCATTCGCCTCAATTTTATTAATTTGATTTCTTGCGGTTTTTATATCAATAATATCTCCGCCTTTCCCAAGCATGCCGAGTTGGGAAGTAACCGGCATTAAATGTGCATAATGTATTGCCTGCCCTGTTTCATGATTTCTACAAGTTTCTCCTAGCATGGCCGGAACGAATCTTTTATTTAATTCACCAATAAAATCTCTATAAAGTAGAGATTTGCGATCGGTTTTAATTATTGAATTGGTAAACCAATCGACAAAGGTATCCAGTGCAATTGGAAAATCA